CCGTAGTGCTTAGCCCGTCTAAATTGTAACTTGTGACACCACCGCTTGTAGCTACACCAAGAGCTGCTCTCAAGCTGCTGGCTGTTGATTGCGCCACCGCATAAGAGCCTCCGGCACCGATTACGGCTATTGCCTGACTACCTACAGCTATACCCCTTGCACTTGTTATCTCTGTCGTGAGCTCTGTTATGTCCTGTACTACCACTGCATCAACAAATAGTGTTGTACTGCTGGCCGGCGCAGTTGATAGGTTTTTAACCCTAATTCTAACATAATATTCTTGCGTCGGGTCAGGTATAAGTCTTGTTCTACAATACGTATACGCTTTTGCTCCTGTTGCGTCAACTGTGCGTGTGGCAAAATACACCTCATCAGGGAATATTTCGATTTCTGCTATTGAATAACTCCCGCTGGACGTTATTGTAACAGATGATGCAGTACCAGCTGTGCCTGAATTGGTTACATTGTACTTACCAGTTGTGGCTGATGTTCCATCCAATAGCCATTGTGCAACCATATCACCAGCAGAGTTAATCATTTCAAGATAAAATTCTTGATTGGCTATACGCTGGTTAAGATAATAGATAAACCAAACTCGAAACGGTACTGTAAAGGACTTTACGCTCTTAATAATGGTTTCTGTGCTTGCAATTGTCCCCGTAGCTATACTTAGAATACTGCTTGCAACACTTATTGTATGGCCGCTTCCCTGTTGCACTACCTGCCAGTCTGAGTTTAAGGCACTTCCTGCAAAATCGTCCCGCCACGTGTTTTGCAAAGTATTTATTATCATGCCTTTCCCAAAACCTGTTACTTCTTCAAAATCATCCAATACAGGATTAAAGACCTGCGGAATAGGTCTACCGTCAGCATCTACTTTAAGCCTTTTGCTTGAGTAAGCCATATTATCACCTCACATTTTTCTACCAGTTAATTTATCTCGTAATGCTCCATCGAATTCTAATTCTCGCTTAATCACAAAGAAGTCTTCAAAATGGTCATTTTCTTGTATAGTTACAATATCACCAAGAAGTAACGCAGGATTGCCTCTCCATTCCATATCTACGTCCCTACGTGGGTCTTTAAAGCTCTGCAATAGCTTATTAGCTATTGTCTGTGCCATACTTAAAATTTGTATAAGCGGATTAGCAAATGTATAGCGTATCAAGCCGTTATCAATTATACTCTGTCCGTCCTGCGCAATAGCTTTTTCTCTATTTAAAATTTTCATTGGTTGTGCGTTTATTACTATTGTTACGTTTTCCGCTACTGTCCCGTTGTTCTTGAGTTTTATATCAGCACCCCATGCGTAGTAGGTTGCAACGATTATGACTGTGTTTGTTGCCCCTTCAAGGCTTGCAACAGCGTTTATGCAAGGTGTTTGGTTGTAATATACTGTCAATGTCTTTGTTTCCCATGCGGCAATGCTAATGGGGTCGTTGCTGCGGTAAACTTCCTGAACTATATCAGGACGCAGGGGTTGCGTTTCGACTTCGATGTAATTCGCTATCTGCCCCCATTTAACTGGTCTATCCTTTCTAAAATAATTTTCTTCCGTTACACTTACACCATCAAAAGTTACTAAAAACGGTGTAACAAATTGATTCAAGCGTTTATAAGTGAAGTCAATGGTTTCAACCCTTATAACGCCTTCCCTATCACAGTAAACCTGCCCAAGACAAGCCTCCGCAACCTTCCTTAAAGCCTCTCTGTGGCTTTGTGATTCAAAATAAGCATAAGGAACAATGTAATTTTGCAAATTAGGGTCAAGCCAATAATCATTAGAGGTCAAGCCCGCATCCTGCAAAACTGCAACAGCCAAATCATACAGCGTCTTGTCCTGCTGCACTGTGCTTGTACTGTATGTGCTCTTTCGTAGAAGTTCCAACCTATCCCAGGCTGTAATCTGTGCATAGATGCCGTCCTCGGGTACTGACCATTCTCCAGACCAAAATACACCAAGAGGTACCCATTCCTCTGCCCTATCGTCGCGTTCTATTCCTAACCATGCCCTTATTCTGCGATTTTGTTTTAGCAGCTGATATAAAGAGCTATGCTTATTTCCTGCATCAAATTTCCTAGTGCTGTTGTTAAGCCGCATATTAATCTCATTAGCACTGATATTACCAACTGGTAGACTACCCTGCGATATTTCTCGTTCCTCTAATAAATGTATGAGAAGTATATCATCACCCTCGTAAACTTCCTGTATCGACGTGAAGAATTCGAGTATTTTTATCTGCCTGCCTGCATGGCTCCACCTTTTTATTATCAAATCCATTTTTGTAACCTGCGTAATAGCACTTGATAAAGTTTTTTGCCATGTTACCTGTGTATTGTTTGTAACCGTTTCTGTGTAAAGGATATTATCATTGTAAAGGTTTATGTCAAAGTCTACCGGATATTCTCTTCGCTTTGTGTCCCCGACTACTTTAAGATGTGTAATAGGACGACTAAAAAAAGTAACTGTAAGCGTCGGATATGGTATTGTAAAGCCACCATCCGCACCAGCAAGCTGGTTTCCCCACCATCCCATTTGTAAAAGCACATCTTCACTTTCGGATGCAAGTGCAAATGTGCCGTCAAGCATCCAACTACCGTCCAAGGATGCTATCTTTGCGAAAGGCTCTGCTACACTATCGGCAATTTGGGCAGGGAAAGATATATTCGCTTGTTCGGATGTAGAAACTTCAATACTCTGATCAAGGAAAGGGTCTGTATAGTCAATCTGTATTTTTGCCCTTATGTCTCTTATATAATCAGTCATTTTTTGCAAAAAATCTTGCGAAACAGGGTACATTTACCGGGTCACCTCCTAGCGCTCTATAAGGTTAAATTTGACGTTGCGCCATCTTATCTCTCCGTTTTTTATATCTATCATCTCAATGTTTCTGTCTCCGCAGTAAAAAATACCGGTCCTCTCACTGCCTGTTTGAGGGTCATGGTACGTCACACTAAAAAAAACCGGAGACACAGCATTGAGAAGTGTTTGAAGCTCTGTTTTTGTTAAAAAACCCCATGTCAACTCCAATTTGCGCTTTGTTGCTATACGCTCAATTACCATGCTCCCTGCCGCGTTTCTCTCTGCTTTTGAGATGTCCATTATACCCACATTGAGAGCACTCGGCGCAGGCATTGTTACCCCGTTAATTTTCAGAACCATAATATCCCACCACCATTAACCATTAATACGTTTGTATCGCCAGAGGCTTTCTCCCAAGACGCAAAAGCTCTTTATCTATGTTATTCAGGGCGACACGTCCCAGCGTTACCCCGTCAAGCTGCAATACAAGCTCCGCGCTGTTTGCCGTTTGAGCCCCTGATGAGCTAACCTGCATAGCTTGCAACACTGCGTTGCCTACCGCTGCGGCAAGTTTGTCAACAAAAGATGTGTTTTCGAGCGGCACGACTGCCTCGGGTTCTTGCTCTCCTAGCATTGCCACTGTCGGTCTGTCAACTATACCGCCCCTTGCTAGTTTTGGCATGTTTGGGATAGATATACCAAAACTCTTGCCGCCAAGAACCGGTACCCAATCCGGGATAGAAAACTTAACCGAATTAAGCCCGTTTATCATACCGTTTATCCCGTCTATGATACTATTTATAACTCCTTTTATACCGGACCATATCCCGCTCCAAATATTTGTAATTCCATTTTTTAGGTTGCCGAACACACCAAGGACGGGTTGTATAACATTTTTGTCAAACCAAGCCGAAACAGTCTGCCAAACGCGCTTGACTCCTTCCCAGGCGCTGGACGCGGCTGTTTTTATCTCGTTCCACAGCCCAGTAAAAAAGTTTGATACTGGCTGTATCACTTTTGTGCTAAACCACGCAGATACCGCCTGCCATGTCTTTTTTACCCAATCCCATGCTCCTGTTGCTGCTTTTTTTATCCCTTCCCAGAGACTAGTAAAAAATGTCGCTATCGGCTGCACAACATTAGTGTTAAACCATTCTGCCGCAGCTTGCCACCCTGCTTTTATTGCCCCCCATACTGCCAATGCAAAGGCTTTTACCTCGTCCCAGTGCTTTATAAGGAGTATAATCACAGCGATTAAAGCCCCTATTGCTAAAATCACTAGCGTTATCGGGGACATAAGGAAGTTTACAGCTACACCAAAAGCTGTCGTAACTGCTGTTGATACTGCACCAAGTATATTCCATATGCCTACAACTACATTCCAAGCTGCAAGAGCAAGTGTAACAAGTCCCCATGCTGCTGCAAAACTCCCAAGTACAATTATCATGTTTTCGACAAAGCCTTGATTATTTTTTATCCAATCGCTAACTCTACCTAAAGCATCAGCTATCCTATTGAGTACCTCGACAATGACTCCCCCGGTCCAGCTGGCAATAGGAGCCAAAAACTTATCCCAAAGCCATTGCCCATAGGGTTTAAGTATTGATATAGCTTGATTTAAAAGCTCTATTGCCTTTGCCAATAGCCTAAAAAATGCAGGCATGAGCTCGCTTATTGTCCAGCTTGCAAAGGGTTGTAAAATCTTATCATAAAACCATTTCAGTCCTTGACCGATATTGTCTACTAGCTCCTTTACGGGTTTTTTCAACATTTCAAAGGCTTGAGCTGCCGGCTGTAATGCATCTTTTATCTTTGCAGCTGTTTCCTCGACTTTTTGCCCAAACTGCTCTACTCCGCTAGCGTCTATCTCTGGAGCAAAGGCTTGTATTTCGCCAAGTGCTGGCACTGCTGCACTCGCCCCGGCTGCTCCGGTTCCAGATGAGTCCGAATCCTCAATAGTATGGACCTCATCAAAGCCTTGTACTCCTTTTGATGCTTTTTTTGCTGCCTCGCCTGCGTCTTCATACCCGTCTGCAATTCCCTGCAAAGCCTTACTTTGAGCCTGTAAAGGCTTAGTGTCCGTCTGCATTTGCTGCTGTTTGCTTCCAAAGATAGAGCTTATCAAAGCTCCAATATGTGCAAATGTCCTTTGTGCTGCTTGCGCCAGCACAGTCAGCCTTTGAATCGCAGATGTCAATATCGGTACAAAAGCATTTCTAAGAGGCATAATCGCTTGTCCGATAGTTTCTTTTAAGTCACCAAAGCTATTCCTTAGCTGCTGCATGCGCCCGGCGGGAGTGCTAGCCAAAGCAATGTTCATTTTCCCGACATTGTTTTCTATGATTTTTGCAAGCACTGCTGCGCGTTGCTGTTCGTTCCCGTACTTTAATATTTTTTCTTCTGCTGCACTAAAACTTATTCCAACACGTCTTAGCGCAGTTGCATTGCCATCCATAGCTTTTCCCATCATGTTTGCTATAGACTGCAAGTCCTCACCAGTTGCATTTACTCCTTTTTGCTGCGCGGCAAGGTTATTCATTGCAGGGATAAGGGTTTTCAGGGCATCACTGGTCCTTAAAAAAGTCGATAGCTGCTGCGCACCGGCAAGCTGAGCCTCGTCCCCTATCACTCCAAGGGACTGTTGCTCTGCTGTGAGTTTCTTTATGCTATCTATAACTCCTTGAGTCGCGTTCATTCTTTGCTTCATCACTGTTGCTAGCTTTGTTTCTTGCTGGGCTTGATAATCAGCTACGGCAAGTGCATCTTTCATAACTTTGCCCGCCCCTAGCATAGCAAAAGTTGCAGCTGCAATTTTAAGAGCTCCAGAAATAGCATTCTTAAAAGAAGACATATTTTTTGATATGCCTTTTTGAAAATTCGCCATTTGTTTTTGAGAATTTTTTATTTCTTTGTAGAGTCCGGAGAAGTCTGCTCCGGCTCTAACCATCAAGTTCTTTACTACTGCCATTCTTCCTCACTTCCTCCCCGCCTAGCGCTTTGTTCAGCATCCGTATAGTTTTAAACATTTCCTCTGCTGTCATTTCCTTTCTTTTTTCTTCCCCTTCAATCCCTTTTAAAAGTTTTTTGAGCGCTGGCATCTTCTTTGCTCGTGCTAATGAGGCTGTGATGTATGCTATCGTGATTTTTTCTTTTACTTCTGCCTTGTATCTCTCGTTATAAGACATGATATAGGCCACGACCTCTGCTGGGGTCATGGCCCAAAATTCGGATACTTTAATTTCTGCTTCAATGGCTCGGAGTAAGAGTTTTTGTATATCAAAGTCTTTTTTTTGTTCTCCGCCATCTACTTTTTTTTAGCGTTGGGAAGCTTGTCGTCAATTGGCTTAAAAGCAAGCTCCATAGCCTCTTGCATTTTTGCAAACACTTCCCCCATTGACGCGTATTCGTCTATCAAATCCATTACCTTCTCTGGGGTTAGTTCCGGGTCCTCATGAGCTAGCCCTGCCCATATTACTATCGCTGTTTCATTTGTCCCCAAGTCCTCAAAGTTTATCTTAGTTATTTTTTGGCCAAGTGCTTTTTCTATTAAAGCCAAGGCTTTCATCCCATACCTAAAATTGCGCATCTTATCCAGCTTTACAGGTACATACATATACCATTACCTCCCTATCAAGTATCAGTACCTCCCTATCAAGTATCAGCTGCAAGAGTTGGTTTTCCGGTAACCTTAAAGGTTGCTTCGAAGGAAATAAGGTCCTCCAACTCTGCGTTTGTCGCAAATTTTGTTACAATCCCCTGGAATGTCCAGTTATATCCGATAGCTGGAGGGAAATCTATAGTATAAGTATCAGCTGTACCGTTTTCAAAAGCTGTCAGCAAGTCCTGCTGCCCTGTACCGGTACCCGGGTTAAAATATCCGGATATGGATACTTCTCCTCCATCTTTTAGCCCTTGTGCAAATGTCCTGTATCCGTCCGCTGTGTCAAGTGCTGTAGTTTCGATAGTGTCTGCGGAGAGCTCAACTCCGCTAATACTCGTCAACTCCGCAATAACTGTTGTACCTTTTTTTAGTTTTGTCCCAATTGCTTTAACTGCCATTTTAAACCACTCCTTTTATTTTAATAAAATATTTTTACTTGTAGCTGCGCTTGCAGCAAGTCTGCTTCATAGTCAAAGCTATCTCCAAGATGTTGTACCTGCACGTTTTGAATAAACGGTCCTTGCTCTCCGATTCTTTTCATCCGTAGCTCAAAAAGTTTATCAATAGCGGCAAGAACTATATCTTGCAATGCTGTATATGTTGCTGCAACAATGAAAACATTGTATACTGCATCAACATTCCCCAGCTTACCGTTAAGGGACATTAAAAAATTAATGCTTTGTTTCGCGTATACCGCGTATGGAGCTTTTACTTCTTTGGGCGCGTATAGAGGGTATACATTATTCCTTATCGCTGTGATAGTATTCAGCTCTTGCCTGATTATTTTTTCTATTTCCATTTTTTACATATCCCCTTTACTTTAGCTTGTCTATCTCTTCACTCAGGGTCTTGATTATTTCCTGTGCTGCCTGCGGGCCCGTTTCGGATGCTACACTTTTAAGGTACCGTTTCCCCGGGACTTTGCCTCCGCTGCGGGTTACAAAACCAAATTCTTGAGAAGCAGGGTAGTATGACCGCTTACCTGATTTTGATAATTTCACAAAAAACTCGTTAAATTTTGAAGAAAAGGAAATCTGGTATACTCTCTTACCCTTTGTCTTTGACTTCTCCAACTTAAGCCTAAGCCCTCTCCTTAAGTTTTTTGTTTTACCTTGAGGAGCCTTTTCTCTTGCAGCTGCAAGGACTATCTTTGCACCTGCTCGTGCGGCACGTGTTACGCATTTTGTCGGCAAATTTTTGAGCTCTTTCAATGTCTTTTCCAGTTCTTCAAGCCCTTCAATTTTGTATTTCATCTCCTACCAACTCCCTGCACATGAGCTGCAAGACTTCGTGTCTTTCCTCAAAGTCCAACACTGCAGATACTGCAAAATACCGGTCCTTGTACTTGACACGCATTGATGCAGTTACCCCGGGCCTGTATCGTATCAATATCTTGTGAGATACCTCACTGTTTACCGCCTCTGCAGCAAAAAACTCTCGCCCTGAGACAGGCTTTATTGATGCCCACACTGTCATAAAATCGCTCCATGTTTCGCGTCTCTCGCCATAGCTGTCAGCCTGCTGGTCCAGCTTTTGCAAAATAATTTTGTGCCTCAAATCTCCCGAGTTCATTGACTGTCACCACCTACAGCAAGCTGGGTCAATATCATTGTAACAATGTCTCGGATTTTTTCACTTGCTTTGTCTGTTGCTAAAGTGCGTTTTTCGTACAAGTCAGCCACTAGAAGCAAACATGCTGTTTTCGCCAGTGCGTTTGTTATATCAAAAGTCTTGCCCGTTGTGTTTTTTAAAAACTGCTCCGCACTGGCAATAAGCAATAAAAGATAGTTATCATCATCATCAAAGTCAATGCGTAGATGCTGTTTTACCTCGCTAAGGCTTAGTATCATTTCATCACTTCCTTATTAGCCAAAAGGGCGCTAAAAGCGCCCGTCTAGCCTAGGTTATTTCATTAAGTCGTTTTGTTTATCTTTACAAATGCCTCTGCAAGAGCTGGCTTGCCATCAGCTACAGCCAATCCTCTGTAAGTGATTTTGCCGCTCTTAAAAGAGGCTTCTTTTGACGCTTCAATCATTGGCGTGGCAGATATATTCATGTAGTAGTAGCTCATGTCCCCAAGCAGGATAGTATCATCCGGCATGTAGTCATCAACAATAACAGGGTAACCTAATATCGTAGATGCAGCTTTGTCCTGTGGGTTATACACAAAAATAGGCATATTGTCAGTTGTCTTTATTTTCCGCACCCCACCAAAAAGCATAGTCCTATTCATGACAAAGACTGCGTTTTGATGATACATTGTCGGTAACAATGCAAGCCCGTCAACAAGTTTATCGTAAGTGATAGCGCCTATATATGTGACGTTGTTGCTTGCATCCCAAGTTATTCCCGGCAATATACCCGTTGGCTGGTTAGACCCTGTGCCATTAAGTATAGCGTTTTCTATTGCTATTGCCATTTGCCTGCCTATCTCGCCTGTGATGTAGTCCTCAAACGCGTCTATCGTCATTGCCTGAGCTGCAGCAGATATTTCTACAAGCTTAATAAGCTCGTACCCCTTTAAGTCAACGGAAATAACTGTATCATCTGCCGCGCTTCCGTCAGTGCCCTCTGCTTTCCATGCAGCAGCATTTTTAGCGTTTGCAACAACAATAGACAGGTTCCCGGGTACATATGAAACGGTAATCTTTGGGAATAAAGCAGAGGTTTGACGCAATTTATCCACTATCTTTTCAAGGGTTGTAGTTGGTACTGCTGCCCCTGCACTATTTGTAGCAGTAGTAAGCGCTCTCTTCTCGATATCAGTAAGTTCCCTGTCCAAAAGTTTTTTGTAGTACGCACTTCTGTATTCTGCTGTCCCTAGTATTGTTTCCCTCTCGAAAATAGTCTGCCTTTCCTCTGTGTCTATCTTTTCACCGTTAACTCCGCTGTCATTAAGTCCTTTTGCAATTTTCATTCTTTTTTCAAGTTCAGTTTTTTCTTGCTCCAAGGACCTTAATTCGCTTTCCAAAGCCTCAAGGTTTATATCTTTCTTTTCAGTATCAGTAAGAAGCCCTCTTATCTCCAGTTTGCGAGCCTCAATCTCCTGTAATCTTTTTTCGATATTCATAATATCAAACTCCCTTCTTTTTTAAAAAATTTTTAAAATGTATAGGTATATAAAAGCAACTTCTTCCGCTTTTCTTCACTCTCCAGTGCGCGCCAGGTGCTCTCCAGCTCCTGAAACGCTCTAGCGGTAATATTTGTTGCTTCATAGGCTGGCAGATCGACTGCAGACACATCAAAAAGTTTGTCTATTGACAAGATTGTCCTTGTCCGCGTTTCTTTGTCGTACTTGTCCTCTTTTACAGTAAAAGCAAAGCTCATTTTGTCAATGTCTCCACGTTTTATGAGCTCGTACAAGTCTTTGCCTGCAGTTGTATTAGCAAGCTCCGCTATTACCTTTAGCCCTCGCTCGTCTTTTATGAGCTGCAAGGTTTTACTGCGTGTACGGGCCATTATCATGAAATGGTCGCTGTGGTTATACTTAAAAGCAACATCTTTGATATCTGTATTATCTAATGCCCCGCGCGCTATGACTTCTCTATATTCTGCATCCCCAAATCTAAAAACTGCCGGAGAATCGTATATAACTGCATACCCTTCCGCTATCATGGTGTTTTCGCCGCTATTCTCTGCAGCTTTTATATCCATCATGCGTATTTCTTTATTCCTCAAGGTTCTCTCCTCCTTCTGGCTTTGTTTCTTCCTCTTCCTGCCCTAGCTGGTACAAGTCTTGTTTGTCAGCATTGACATAATTGAGGGATATTTGTCTTTTATCCCCGCCCTCGACCGGAGCAAGATTAAGTATTTCCCTTGCCTCATTTATGGTTAAAATCCCTAAAGGCATCATGTCTTTTATTAGCTGGACTTTTGTTTTTGCACTCGCATATTGCAGACGGTTTGACTCAAAGATTATTTCGTTTCCAAATCCTCTCTCACGCTCTGTAAACAGTTTCGCCGTAAACTCTAAACTTAACTGTATAGCAATAGGTTCAATGATGCTTTCATAAAAAGCGCACCATTCATTTTCATTATATTTGCTCTGGATAATATTCTCATTTACACCAAAATAATCATATATCTTTTGTTTTATATACCCCATCTGTTTATCGTCTATTATTTTAGGCTCGTTGTTCAGAGGGACATATTCTGCTTTTGCGTCTAGTGCTGCGACCCCTCCATTGTTTGTAATGTCTAAATACTCCGATACAAAGCGGTCACGTTCCCGCTTTAAATCCTCCGGTTTTAACATTGTTTGTGCAAATTTAAGTAGTCCTCTCAAATTTGCAGAGGATTTAACTGCATTTATAATCCCTTCGTCCGTTGTGTTTATAAGCTCCAGCGTTGGCAGTAAGGCCGGATTGTTGCTCTCTCCATAAAAGTCATGTTTATAAAAATGTCTGCGCAAATGTATAAGATTCTCGTACGGCAAAGTAATTTTTTCTCCGCCTAGAAAAGTAAAGCGTATATAAACTCCCTGTTTATTTTCCAGTAGTTCCACGCTGCTCGGGTTTATAGGATATAGTCCTCGCACCTGTCCTACATGGTCCAAGCCAATATATATAAAACTATTATTTTTGAGATAAAGCTGCGTAACCGCTTTATACAAAAACGTGTACGCATCCATATACGGATTCGGTCTATACCGCAAAAGCGTTTGTATATTGCTATCCTGTTTTGCTATATCTCCATTTATTCTCCTTATATGCGACGGTTTCAGCTTAGCCGCGTTTCTGGCTATCGCGTCTATCGCCGCGCGGACAATATCCGAATTGTATATTTCACTTCCAAAGTTTGTGAAAATAGGGTTATATGAACTTAATAGCTTTAGCTGCGTGTACTCCCCCACTGCTGCGCTGCGAGGTTTCCCAAATATACGACTAAAAAGGCTCCTTTTTTCCATAAAGTCACCGCCTTTATAATAAAGCTAAATATTCGTTGTATTTTTGCTGTAACACCACGTATGCGACAAGCAAACTAACTGTTCCGTCTATCCTTTGCCTTTGATTTTTACCTTTAACCGGCTTTATATTGCCATTTTCATCAACTTTTACTGCTGTATTAGTGAGACACCATTTCAAAACAGGGTTATTGTTATAGACTATTTGTTTCCCCTTTAAGTCTGCCTCCATCTCTTTCATAGGTTGGCTCAAAGTCTTATACCCTTGCCGGACCTCTATCATCTCAAATCCTGTTTCTTGCATTTCTTTTAGCCAATACGTGCTGCCCCAAGAGTCATACCCTATCCATAATGGTCTTATCCCATACTCGCGATATGCCTGTATAAACCATTCAGTTACAGCATGATAGTCAACCTTTTGCCCTTCGCATAGTGTCAAAAGCCCTCTTTTGTGCCACCGGTCATAAGGTATTTTATCTTCAATTACTCGTCTCTCTAATAATTCTTCAGGCAAAAAATATTGCTGCCAAACATATTTTTTGTAATCTCCGCGTCTCATAAAAATAAGAGTTGCACACGTCAAATCTGTTGTGCTGGATAAATCCACTCCCCCGACTGCATAACAATCCCGGAAATCCTCGATATTAAAAGCTTCCTCGTTATTCGCGTCATCAAAAGTTAGCCACATACCCGCGACTGTATCACGGATATTAAAATCTTTGCATAAGATACCAGGCAAATCTTTAGGGTTTGTTTTAGCCCTTTCGACTTTTTCGGCTAAGTCACTTGTCTTTTTTATTGTTCCTAGCCCTGGGTTCGCCTTTATCCACATTTTCGGGTCTGTCCATTCTTCCCTGTCGTCTAATTCGTAGATTACAGGCAAAAACCTTTCATCTTCTACTACCCCATCAATGACCTTGCAAGCATATTCGTATATATCATCATATATGCACTCGCGGACTGTCCCCGCTGTAGTAATCATTATAAGCAAGGGTTGCCTTCGTGCTGACATTGACTGCTTCATTACTTCGTACAAGTTTCTATCTTTTATAGCGTGCAGCTCGTCTATTATCACGCAGTGGGAATTGTGCCCGTCAAGCGTGTTGCTGTCGCTTGCTAATGGCTCAAACTTTGAAAAAGTAAGAGGCATATACAAATCCGTCTTGCGCTTTTTGATATACTTTGACAACTCCGGAGACTGTGTAACCATGTTGACTGTCTCCGAAAAAACAATGCGTGACTGGTCCTTTTTTGTAGCAACGCAATAAACCTCAGCTCCGCCTTCTCCGTCTGCCGAAGTCATATAAAGCCCGAGCCCGCTTAAAAGGGTTGATTTCCCGTTTTTTCTTGCCACTTGCAGTACCGCTTCTTTATGTTTCCTCTCTCCAGCATCTTCATGAACAAAACCATATGTTGCAGAAACAAAGGCTTTTTGGAAAATCTCCAGCTTTATAAGCTGTCCTATCCACTCTCCTTTGGATTGACGGCAAAAGGTTTCTATAAACTCAATAGGCCTGTTTGCTCTCTCCGGGTCGAATATCCAAGGACCTCGAGGGTGTATTATCTGATTGACAAGTTTTTCATAGATTTTGAGAACCTTCATAGGCGCTAAGACTTTTTTACTCTCTATCAGCCCCCAATATTCAAGTATCCAGTTCTTTAGCTGCATCCGTTATCACTTCGCTTTTTTGATGAAAGATAATAGAGCGTCTTCTGTCTGTTGAGCCTTCCCTTCTTGTTTTGGCAACAAGTCTATAAGCTGCTTTACTGCACTTGCATAGTTTTTTATCATGGCATTATAAACTTTGCTCGCCGGATGCTCTCTCAACATCTCCTGTGAACCATTCCTATATAACTCTACTGCTCCTTCTACATTGAGCTGCTCCTGCAATTCAAAAAGTGTTGCATACATAAAGGCAGCCTGTTCTTTAAGTCCCTGTATTACCGTTTGCTTTTCTTTTGGTATATCTTTGAAAAATTTGTTAAGTTTTTGTAATTCTTTTTTTATTAGCTTTTCTTTTTCTAATTTATCCAAAGTTATCACTCCCTTTTTGTGCTACAAGCCGGGTCGTGTGAGAATTCCCTTCCGGGGTTTTTGAAGGTAGGAACCGCGGCTTTCAATATTTACTATTTTTGTATTGTACTGGGGGGCATATTTTATCAAGTTTCCGTCTTCGTCAAACGTCAATCCTTCGGCTATCACGTCAGCTGCCAAATGCTCTGCATTATGACAATCTATGCACAATAGCTCAAGGTTATCAAAACTCAAGCTAATGTTTGGATCTTTTATGTTGTACTCATTAAGATATATTTTGTGATGCACAATGCCCCCCGGCTTTCCGCAACGTTCACAAATGCCATAACGATATACCCTATATGCATTCCTGCACTCTTTCCATTTTTTGCTTTGATAAAATCTTTTTGCAAATTTCATCACGTCTCCGCCCCACCCCCTATATCATCGCTATCACCTATGCTATAAGCCGTTTTTGCACTGTATCCTGCACGTATAGCAGCGGCAGTAGCATTCAAGTCAATCAAGTATTCTTCCACAAAACGCTTCTGCTTCTCGGTCATATCACCTCACCGCCTGCAATAAAATGCCCCGCTGGAACGTATCAAGACACGAAGCCGGCGGGGTATAACGAAAGAAGGCAGAAGCATGCAAAAAGGACCGGGAGGAAACTCTCCGGCCCTGTTACAATTCTTCCAGTATAAATTATATCACATTGATTTCAGGAAAATCGGGAAATTTTTAAAAACCTGTTAAGCCGCTTCCTTTCTGTACTTCCGTCCCCTGCGACACCCATGTGTGTTGCAATTTGTTGCCACGAAAGACCGTTTATGTATCTCAACGATAATATGGTCCGCATTTCACTGTCCGGCACATCGGCAATATACTTTTCCAGCGTCTCAAGCTTCCGCATAAGCTTCTCCAATCTCCGCCGCATCCGCGCTTTGAGTCTCTGCATTCTCCGGTCGTATTCGGCCGCGTTCATCCCCTCCACACGGATCGACTGCTTTTGATAAGGCCATTCAGGATTGGACCCTTCAACAACGTCAAATACAATCCGCTTGTCGACGATCGACTCGACGTCGTCTATCTGCCGCCTCAAGATCTCAATCTCCTTCTTCAGATGCCGAAGCTGCGAAAGGTCCTGACAGGTCAGGTGCTTTTTCATCCGTTGCTCCTCCATATTTCGTAAATCAAATCCATATCGGCGCCTGCAACGCGCTGCACGCCGTTCACGTAATAGAACGGCACGGCCTCCAACTCAGCCGGGCTATGCAGCAAAACCTTTTTCCCCAGCGCCAGCGCGGCACCCAATTCAACATGCGTCCCCCAACGACCCGGAAGCATCACAATCACGACATCCGCACATCTGACGGCCTCCAGCTCCGCCTCTCCTATCTCTCCCAATCCTTCCGCATTATCCGCGTCAGGCATATCCCACCACTTGTATGTGATCTTCCCGCCAAGGGCCTCCACGATCGCGGCCAGTTTCGCCGCCCTGTCTTTATCCGTATAAGACGTGCTGGTGTAATACCTTTTAACGCTCCGCTCTTCGGCCGCAGCCGCCCTAACAGCTTCGACGGCTTCGTCTTTAAGCAGCTGCCGTATTCCGTGCTGCGCTATCCTTGCATACACGCTTCTGGCGTCGACGCCGCGCTTTTCCGCAATCCTCTTTATCGCCTCCGGCGACAGTCCATGCTCCCTGCAATCCGCAATCAACTGCTCTTTTGTAATCTTAGCCTCTCTCATCTTATCCGCCCCCTGTTTGTATTTTTCCAGCTCTTCCGGAGTCAATCTGTATTCTCTAACCGGACCTGATTTCCGATCCTGGCGGCCGTCCGGATCAACCCGCCAGCCGTAACATGCACTGAAAACATTGCTGATGCTCATGCCCTGCACCTCTCAATCCGCGCTTTCACCGCCTGCATCAAGGCTTCCTGCCCCGCCGCCTTGCTCTCAATGGCAGCCATTACGTCCTCGTCGATCGTATCCTCGGCAACCAGGTGATGCACTATCACGCTGCGCTTTTGTCCCTGCCTGTGTAGTCTCGCATTGGCCTGCTGGTATAGCTCAAGGCTCCACGTTAGGCCAAACCAGACAATTATGCTTCCTCCGTCCTGGAGGTTTAAACCGTGTCCAGCTGACGCGGGGTGCGCTGCAAGGAGATCAATCGTCCCCGCGTTCCAGTCCGCTATGCTTCCGCTGTCGTCCAAAGTCCTGACTTGCGGAAATCTCCTCCGGATGCGGTCAAGATCATGCCTGTAACTGTAAAACACCAACACGGGATGCCCGTTCGCGGCTTCCAGGATATCCTCCAGCGCGTCAAGCTTCGCGTCATGGATATGCTGCACGCCCTTGCGCTCATCGTACGCGGCGCCGTTGGCAAGCTGCAGGAGCTTGTTCGACAGCGCCGCGGCCGTATTGGCTACAATGTCCGCGTCCATCATCGGCAGCAGCAGATCCCTTTCAAGCTTCCGATATTTCGCCCTCGCCCCCGGACACAGCACAACCGGCACGATGTTGTCTATTCTATCAGGCATGTCCAACCAATCCTCCGACTTCATGCTCACGCAGATGTCCGCTATTTTCCCAAACACCGCTTCCTCCGCCTCCTTCTTCTGCTTCCAGTCATACACTATATGGCCGCTTCGCGCTCCTGGTACAAAGTACCTGTCGCGATATCCTGTAATTGTCTTTCCGAGGCGTTCCCCCTGATCCAGCAAATAAATCTGGCTCCATAGATCCATCAATCCGTTCGGCGCCGGCGTGCCGGTCAATCCTATAATGCGCTTTATCGCCGGCCGCGCTCTTCTAAGAGCCCGAAACCGTTTTGCCGACGGCGACTTGAAACTGGAAAGCTCATCAATGACTACCGTATCAAACGGCCAATCCTTGCCAAAATGGCTCACGAGCCACTCGGTGTTCTCGCGATTTATTATATACAAATCGGCATCGGCTTTCAGGGCCGCCTCTCTTTGTTTTCTGCCGCCCAGAATTTTTGAAATCCTCAAATGCCTCAGGTGATCCCATTTCCCGATTTCCCTGCTCCAGGTGTCCTCCGCCACCCTAAGAGGCGCTATTATCAAAACCTTTACGGCGTCAAACATGTCATAAAGCAATATGTCAAGCGCCGTCAACACTATTGCGGTTTTGCTAACCTAAGCCCATCTCCAAAAACAAGCCTACGGCCGGCGTTTCTAAAATTTTCCGTATTGCGTATTCTTGATACTTGTGTGGGATGAACTTCATTTTGGCACCACCTCCTTTATCCGCTCCTCTGAATCTATCACCAAAACTTTAAACCCCAATTCCTGCAGCTCCTCGTGCCGTTTTCTCTGCAAGGGCCTCAGCTTTCCTCCCGGCGCCTTTGTTTCCACAAACACCGCTTTGCCGCCGGGAAAGAGGCAAAGGCGGTCCGGCACCCCCGACAAGCCGGGGGCTGTGAACTTTATGCACCTGCCGCCTGCTGCTTCAATTGTTTTTTTAAGTTTTTGTTCGATTTGCGATTCATATATTTCTCTCATTTCTCGTTTTCCTTTTTTGGTATTTTTTAGGGTAACACTATAACACTAAAAACCCCTTCTTCTCTATATTTATATTTAAGTTATCTTCTCTCCCTCTCTCTCCTCTCTCTCCCCTACTTAATTAAAATATATATATATATAGAAAATTTACTGTTTTTAATGTTACTGTAACTTGTAATTGAGTTATAATAAGCATTTATTGGTATCAGTAAATTTTTTACATACTGATACTTACTGATACTTACTGATACTATTTTGGTAACAGGTAATTTTTTACTGTCCTGGTAATGTTCCGTTTTACTGTTACGTCTTAAATGTAATGTTTGCTACTTAATCAGCTTTTTTAATCTTTTTGCTGTTTTTACTGTTCTTACTGTTCCGATATCCTTTTTGCTTTACAGCCTCAAGGCTTTAAGCCGGAACAGTAAAATTATTTTTACTGTTCCGAGTCGTTTTCTTTTTCCGTTTCGTTTTGCTGTCTAATTTTACAGTAAGCTGTTTGTAATCCATAGATCTTGAATTTCATTCTTCCCTTTCGTTCTTTCCATTCAGGGAA